TTCGGCGGCTCGTCATGTTGTTGAACATGCCAAGGCCGTACGTCCGCGGGTTGCTCGAGAGTATGTGGGAGGTGGGCTGGCAGAACGTGAGCCCGGTTTTAGGTGACTCGGTAGACGTTGAGCTCGCCGCTGAGTGGCCTGGTGACGCTGGAGTTTTCACTAAACATTGTAAAGACTCTGGCTTCCTTAATGAGGATTGCGGCGTTTTTACCATACATGACTACTGGGATCACGCACCTGATTATGTGACAAAGCGTTACGCACGAAAACAGGCCACCGAAAAGGCCCGCCGTGAGAAACACTATATAATGGAGGACGGCGGACAACGGCGGACATTGTCCGCCGTTTCTCAGACAACGGCTGCCTGTCCTGTCCTGTCCTGTCCTGACCCGCCCTGTCCTGACCCGAAGGAAGAAGAGAGTACGTCGGCTGTCGCCGATCCGCCCGCCTTGACACCCGAGCAGTTGCTCGCGATGTGGAACGACCACGCCATACTCGCGACACTCCCATCCTGCCGGAAGCTGTCACCCACGAGGATGCGAACCACGAAGGCACGGATCACCGAGAACCCGGACCCGGAGTACTGGGTTGATGTGCTACAGCGAATCTCGCGCTCGAGCTTCTGCCGCGGACAGATTCCCGGGCGAGGATGGCGCGCGACCTTCGACTGGCTGATCCGGCCCGAGACCGGGACCAAGGTGCTCGAGGGCGCATACGACGACACAGCAGCGAGAGCATCGCCCAGGAACTCGCGCACACAGGGTAACGCCGAAGCGCTCAAGCGATTCATCGAGGGTGGAAAGGAAATGGTGCAGACATGACCGAGCAGGACATCAAGGCATTCGCGACCGAACTATTCGTCGCCGGCGAAGTCTTCAATGAGCCCGTGAGCGAGACGCGGGCGAAGGCGTACTTTAACGCGCTCATCGACCTGGAGATCACCGACGTGCGTGCTGCGGTTCGCTACCTGATCCGCGAAAGCAAGTGGTTCCCCAAGCCGGCGGACATCCGTCACGCCATTGGGGGAAGCCCGGAGGCAATCGCGGACAACGCATGGCAAAGAGCAATCACAAAGCACACAGGAGACATCACCGCTTTCCTCGGTCTTGACGCGCACGACTGGAAACAATTACCTCTTGGGCAGAAGATGTCACTACGTGAACCATTCCGCCGGGCGTACATGCGAGACTTGGTGCGGGAAGAGATCATCGAGCTGACTGAGCCGGGTAAGGCGAAGCAGATTCAGGAGGCAACACCATGAACAAGGGCGTCATCAAGTTCCGAGTCGAAGTGTGTGAATCATGCCGCGGTGCCGGTCGGGACCATGCGAAGTTTCACATGAAGGACTTGCTCTTTGCGGAATATCGCATGATCCGAATACCCGGTGATTGTGGGTGCGTCGCGAGAGCCGTCGGCGATTGCGCACTCTGCGGGAAGCGTGCACAGGATCTGGGTGTAGCCGGCGAGAAGCACATGGACATCATGACCGAATCGACAGCCAAGGTTACGCGCCTCGATGGCGGCGCGGAAATCACCGCCCCGCCGATCACCAAATCGATCTGCGGGCATTGCGTCACACGACTCGCTATCACGTTCCAAGAGCAAGCGAACATTCCGGGGATCCAGGCGCTCATCGATGCATGCCAACCGAAGATCATCCCCGCGTCCGGGGCGGCAAAGCTCGGACCGTTCCCGGGTGGGCATTGACGCATAGCGTCCTTTTGTTACCTTGTGAATCATGGCAACAACACCACTGCAACGCGAACAGCCGAACGAGCAACAGGCGAAGTTCATCGAGGTTCTGGCGGACCTCAACGACTTTCGACCCGTCAGCTCGAAAGCACTCGACTGCGGCTATAGCGCGGAATATGGGCGCGCTCTGACCCGTGATCCGAAGTTCGGCGAGTGGGTGATTGCCCGTGTGCGCGAGAATGTTCGGGTGCGAGTGCCGGGTCTCTACGCCCGCCAGTTGCGCGATGCGGAGAACGATAAGCTCGACCCGATCGACCGCTGGCGTTCCTCGCGGCTGATCATGCAGGCGATCGGTGAGATCAGGCCGGCGAATGTCGTGATCAACGACAACAGCCAGACGGTCGTGATCGGCACGCTTCCCGAGCGACTCAAAGATCACGATGCGGAGCGGCGAGAGCTCATGCGGGAGGTGATGTCGGTTGACCACGCGCAAGTCGCAGACCCGGAAGCTGGTGGCGGAAGCAAAGGCAAAAAGAAAACCAACGGCCACGGAAACGGTTCCGGATGACGTGTTGCTCGTGCGGCGCTGGTTCAACGATCCCCGCTACTTCGCCGAGAACTGTCTCTCGATCCGCGTCTATGGCCGAGTGGTGCCGTTCATCTTCAACCGCACGCAGAACCTGAACTTCGAAGAACTCTACCGCCAGGTCAGGCCGGGCATCTGGGCACGCTGGATCCTCGACGACATCGAGGGGAAGGGTCGCCAGCGCGGCGGATCGACCGAGGAAGAAGCGTATCTCTACCACGCCTGGGCGCTGGGCGCGGACTTCGGCGCCAACTTCGTCGGTAAGGTGCTGGCATTCGCGGATGATACCGCGGTGGAGCTCAAGAAGATTTTCGAACTGTTCCACGAGTCCGCGCTGGAGAGCATCGAGAAGCTGCTACATTGCGATCCCTACGACATCCTGCCGCGTGTCACACGCCCGGACGACACCGACAACGATCACACGTTCCGCGATGGCACCCGCGGCTGCACGATGCAGTTCCGGTCGGAGAAGACCAAGGGGCAGGGGCGAGCACTCACCGCGAACGCGCTGTACATCACCGACCTATCCGAGTGGCAAACCTATGACGACGCGATCGCGGGGTATGCGGGTTCGCTCTCGCAAACCGGAAACGAGTGGGTGAAGCGTGACTTCACCGGCAAGGGCCCGGGGAACGCCGCACACCGCGAGTACCAGAAGCTCAAGCGCATCATGCAGGCGGACCCGAAGGGGCGCACACGCGCGCGCTTCTTCGGCCGGAACGACATCGACTATCCCCCGAAGCATCTTGCGTGGCAGCTACAGCGCATGGGGCAGGAACGCTTCGACCGCGAGTTCCCATTGGACGAATCTGCCATGTTTCGGGGCTCACCGAACGCGCGGTTCAAGCCCGAGTGGATCGATGCGGCGTACAACCGCGAGCCACGCTATCTCGTGGACTTCATGACGGACGCGGAGATTCGCGCGAAGTGCGTCCCGGTGTACTGCATCGACTCGGCCGAGGGGACGCCCGAGAGCGACTACGCGGTGATCAAGTGCCGGTGTGCCAAGATCGGGCTTGAGATCATGCCACCGCGGCACGAGCGCTGGACGCCGGATGAGACCGCGATGGCGATGGTTCCGCTGCACAAGCGTTTCCCGGGGCTCATCAACGCGCTCCGAAAGAATCACGGACACGCAGTCAACTCGCGGCTGCGCACGCTCGGGCTGGGACAATGGCTCTACCGCCAGGACGTGGGGAACCAGGACGACCGCGAGGGGCTGGATGAGAACGGGCTCACGATCCCGTTCATGGAAACGCAGCTCGAGATCATGCTCAAAGACGCGCTGATCAACATGCCCGATGAAGAGACGCGGATGGAGCTCACGATTCTGGGGAAGCAGCCGAATGGGAAGATCGAAGCGCCGGCAGGGTTCCATGATGACTTGGCGCGCGCGGAGATGGGTTGCGTCGTGGCGTTCCCGCAGGCGCTTCGGAAGCATGCATCGCTCACCGAGCCGCAGGGAGGGTTCGTGCAAAACAGTTCCTTCGCGGACTTCGACGCGCTCACCGAAAACGTTGGAGGTTGAGGATGATTTTCTACAAAGGCGACTATATCGAACTGCGCGAGCCGGTATCGTATTGCGCTGACGTGAAATATATGGCCCTGCATGACGTCGATGAAACAGCGGAATATGTCACCGTTGCGCCCGTGAATGGCGGTGCGCATCAAGTCGCACGGGTAGCCGACATGAAGAACACCACAATCAATTACCGGTGGGACGGCGACCAGTTAGTTCCGGTCTAACGATTCCACTTGACGACTGGTACACGAAACGCGTAAGCAGCAAACGTGAGCACGCGCGCGAAGAATCCACCCAGGGCCCGACGCGCTCCATCCCACTCGAGCCCCATCATGCTCGCCGAGAAACCGGTCCTCGGTCCCAAGGTCAACAAAGAGTTCGCTTCGTTCAAGGGCTTCACCGGCGCCGGCTTCTCCGCAACTGGCACCGGCCCTCTCATCAACCTCCTCCCAGTTCTCTCGCAGCGCGGGCACCAGGCCATCGACACGATGATGACCGATGACATCCTCGGCACCTGCATCGAGATCAAGAAGATGGCGGCATTGTCGTCGCAGTGGAGCTGGGAATCCGCGAGCGAGGATCCGCAGGACGTCGAGGATGCGAAGTACCTGACCACGGTCTTCGAGCGCCTCGACTCGGCCGAGCAGGATGTCGACGGGGTCAACATCGGAGTCGTCAACAAGCTCCACGACATGGCATCCGCGGTGGAGCATGGCTACTCGATCACGAACCCGGTCATGGATGTGATCGAAAGCGGCGAGTTCGCGGGGCTCTATGGGCTCTGCGACATGAAGACCAAGCCGCCGCACTGGTTCACGTTCGAGACCGATGAGTACCTGAACCTGCTCCCGAATGGGCTTGTTTATAACTACACAGATCACCTACCCATCGACCAGTTCCTGATCTACGCCTACAAGCCGCGCTTCAACAACCCCTACGGGTTCTCGGACTGCATCCGCGCGTACGACCGCTGGAACGCCAAGGTCATGCATCAGCGGATGGAATCGATCTACCTCGAGCGCCACGCTTGCGGGACGTGGGTATTCACCGAGGACAAGGACAACCCGCTGAACGCTGCGCAGCGCGCGCAGGTGGATTCGTTCTTGAAGGGTGCGCAGGCGAAGAGCGCACTCCGGCAGACCGGCGGAGGGACGCTCACGGCCTACGAGCCGACCGGTGGCGCCGCGGGAATCTGGGAAGGTGTCATCAACCGCGACAACGTGCAGATCGCGCGCAGCGTCTTCTTCCCGGACAAGTTGGGATTCTCTGGCGGGGAAAAAGCGGGTGGCGCCTACGCTCTGGGCGAAGTGCATATGGACATGTGGGTCCTGATCGTCACCTCGCTCCAGCGCGACCTGGCGATCCAGATGAAGCGCCTCGGGCGCAAGCTGATCGTGGCGTCGAAAGGCGAACGCGAGAAGTACCCGAACTTCGTCTTCTCGCAAATGACCGCGCAGCAGAAGGCGGGCTTCATTACGGCGGTCGCCCAGTTGACGACGGCCGGCTACCTGGATCCCTCGGACCCGACGGTCCGCAACAAGGTGCGCGAGATGATGGAACTCCCCGAGGAAGACAAGGTGCCGCCCGCGCCAACGCCGGCGGCAGTGGCACCGGACCCGAACGCACCGGATCCCAACGCTGACCCCAGCGCGGCGCCGGCGAACGATCCGAACGCGGAGCCGGACGTGCAGAACTACGCGGCGCCCGATGCGCAGGCGATCGTTGACCAGGCGATGGCCGAGATCGCCAAGACCTCCGGCGGTGTCGTGATTGTTGGCGGGCCGAAGACCCTCAAGACGACGATTGCCACGCTTGCGCGTGAGCGTTTCAAAATCAAGGTCCGGCACGCCGACAGTCTTCTTGGCACGATGGGTGGCCCACCCGATGAGTGGTCGGCAACATCGGAAGTCGTGAGCGAGTGGTTTGACGCTCCCGGCCGATGGCTGGTGGAAGGTGTCGTGACCGCGCGCGCGATTCGGAAGTGGCTCGCTGCGCACCCGGATGAGCCGGTGCCGTTCACGATCATGGTGCTCTCGACGCCGGTGCAGGCGCGCGGGAAGGGGCAGGCCTCGATGGCGGCCAGCATCACGACGGTTTGGAACGAGATCGAACCCGAACTTGAGGCGCGCGGCGCCAGCGTAACGATTATCTGACCGAAGGAGAGTAACGATGGCAACCGTGAACTATGACCATGCCGCTTACACCGTAGCGACCGTTCGCTACGACGGCACCAATGAAGATGAGATTCTGACCTTCGTGGGCGCGAACAACTTCGAGCAGCGCTGGGATAGCAACTGCGGGAAGATGCGCATGTATGTCTCCGGCAAGCATATCGCGGTCGGCGACTATGTGGCCCAGTTCGACCTGACGGGTGAGATCATCCCGCGCATCACGGCGAAGAAGCTTTCGGACGAGTACACGCCATCCGCGTGAACATTTTTTTCTGGCGGAGAAAATTGCCGTTGACACGTTTCGTGCATTGCTTGTAAGTATCCGCCTGAGAGAGAAAACCCGCGCACCACGCATGCGCGGTTCGATGAGCGAAGCGCCACGCACGCCTAGCTCCACAAGACAACCCTGCAAGACTTGATCGACCCTGCGCCGGAGTGCCGGTGCACGATCTTCGCTTTCAGGTACCGAACACCGATGATGGGCGCATCGTCGGACCTGCGCCCGTTCGCACTGCCTTGCAGGGTAGGCACGCGACGGGCGCTTCTCTTTTGCGGGGCGAGCGATGAAGAAGCTCACCCGCAAGCAGCTCGCCGCGAAACTCACAGCCGACTGGGCGCGCATCGACGCGCTCGCGGCTCCCGATACCACCGAACTCTGCTACGTCGAGCCCGCCGGGGAGAACGCTTTCGCAGTCAAGTGGAAGCCATACCCGGAAGCAATGGGCGAGACCGTCGTCATCGACACGTTCCCGAGCGAACAGCAGGCCAACGATTACTGCGCGCTGATGAATCAGATGCGCATGGACTACCTGCGCGTCGACGCGGCGCGCGCGGCTGACGGCGCCTCGGCGCCTACTGCCTACGCCGCCGCTGACGGGAGCGATCTCCCGACGGAAACCCTGCTCGCGGTTCCGATTCTCGATGCGGGCTCATGGACCGCGATGGGCGGCCAGAAGGTCACGTATTCGAAGGCCGATCTCGCGGAGATGGTTGCAAACTTCGAACCGCTCAAGAAGACGCTCACCCCGCGATTCAAGCTCGGCCACATCTTCAACGAAGACCAGAGGGCGCGCACGGGCGCACCGGCCATTGGCTGGCTCGACACCGTGCGGCTCTCCAACGACGGCAACACGATCCTGGCTGACATCGTGAGCGTTCCCGCGAAGGTCGTGGCGCTCATCAAGGCCAAGGCCTATCGCCGCATCAGCACCGAGATTCGGCACAACTTCACAGACTCCACGGGCAAGGTTTGGCGGCTCGCACTCGACGCGGCCGGCCTTCTCGGTGCCCAGCTTCCGGCGTGCAACACGCTCGGCGACGTCATCAAGCATCTCTACGGCGAGGGCGCGCACGCAACGGCGTTACTCACTCCCATCGAGGGTGGCGAATTGTTCGCGCTCTCCGAACCGATTCCACAGGAGGAATCTGCCATGAACGAAGTTCAGCTCGCTGCGCTCTGCACAACGCTCGGCCTCCCGGCGAATGCGGACCCGTCGGCCATCCAGGCGGCCGCGGCCGCGCTCAAGATCGCCAACACCGAAACGACCGCAGAGCTCGCGGAGCATGCGGAAGCGGCACTCACCGCCGGCATCGATGCGCAGATGCTGCGGGCCAAGAAAGAGGGCCGCATGGTCCCGACGCAGGAAGCCGGCCTTCGCGCGATGGTTAATGGCTGGAAGGTCGTGGCCGCGCAGAACGAAGGCGTCATGGAGTTCGCCGCGGTCTCCGACGGCAACACGATCAACAAGAAGGGCTCGGTCGTCGAGGCGTTCGCCGCGTTCGTCGATTCGCTCCCGGCGGTTTTCAAGGGCGTTCAGGAGCTCGGCTCCGGTCAGAAGCCCGAGAAGGTCCAGAAGAGCAACGTCGCTCCCGACACGCTGCGTTTCGCAACGACCGGCCTCGGTCGCCAGATCGGTTTCGACCGGCGCTCGATCGATCGCGACGCGCGCGTTCGCGAGTTCGCCGCCAAGAACAACGTCACCTATCTCGCGGCCTACGACGCCGTGATCTCGCAGGAGGGCTAGTCCATGTCCGCCATCACACTGCCTTTCGATTTCCCCGGGCTCTACAAGGGGCTCGCCATTTCGGTGATCGCTGGCGCGGCCATCAACGAGCCGTTCGCCTGCGTGATCGTCGGCACCGCTGACAACGAGGTCATCCAGTCGGCCGGCACGGCCGCGGTGGGCCTCGGCTGCATCCGCTACAACACCGGGAAGACGTACAGCGTCGCCGGTTCGGTGGCGCAGGTCGCGGCCTCGACCTTGATCTCGCTCTTCATCACGGGCGTCGTCATCGGCGTCGCGGGCGCCGGAATCACCAAGGGTGCGCGCGTCGGCACGGCCGCGGGCGGCCAGCTCGTGACCTACACGGCGGCCAGCGCCTACGTCGGCATCGCCCTCACGGGCGCGGCCGGACAGCACGAGCTTTTCGCACTTCTCATCGGCACCGGTACCGCCGCCTAACCGGCGCACGAAAGACGAGGGAATGAAAATGCACAACCTGATCGATTCGCGTTCGAAGCACGAAACGGACGTCGTCTACCTCTCCGAAGTTCTGGAGAAGCAGGACCCGAACTTCCTCGAGTTCGCAACCGCGGCGGGCATCGTGGTCAAGGAAGACCTGACCAACGTCGCCCGCATGTACAAGCCGGAGCAGGCGGTATTCATCGCCGACGCAATCGCTCCGGTGGTTGCGGTTTCGACGGAAGCCGGCCGCTATACCGCCTTCGGACAGGAGGGCTTCGACATCGACACGTCGGATGCCCTGGCCGATGACGGCGAAGCGGGAACCATCGACCTCGCGGCCGAGAAGGTCGACTTCGCGATCGACCCGCGCGGGCTCCAGGCATTCGTGTCGGATCGTCTGACGCGTGTGCGTCCGACGCTCGTGGCGACGACCGTGAAGAGACTCAAGCTGCTCCTCACGCTTCGCCAGGAGATCCGGGTGCGCAACCTGGCGGACGCGGCGACGGGTGCGATGATCTCCGCGAACCTGACGAACTTCGATTCGAGCTCGACGGTGAACGCCGACATCATGGCCGCCGTGGCTGCGTTCGAAGCGAACCTCGGCATCAGCCCGAACCGCATCGTGCTCCCGAAGAACGCGGCCGACGCGATGGTCGGGAACTCCAACATCGCGAACCAGGTCGCGGCCTCGATGGCTGTGAACGACGGCCGCAAGTGGCTGGGCGTCATCACCTCGAAGGGTCTCGAAGCGTCGAACCCGTGGGGCCTTCAGCCGCTCTTCCCGAGTTCGTTCTACACGACGACCGCTCCGGGTCTCGCGCGCACGAAGGCGCGCGTGTGGGCGAACGACGGGTTCCTGGTCTACACCGACAGCGAGACGGAGACGTCGAGCTGGGCCGTCCAGTTCAGCTATCTCGAGCCGACCGTGGTCTCGTGGCGTGACGAATCGCGCGGCACCGGTGGCGCCTGGTACAAGGTCTACTACCAGCGCAAGGAAGTTCAGCTCACGCCGGAGGCTATCTACAAGCTTCTGAGCATCATCTAGGGATTCAACAGGGAAGGAGAATCTCGACATGGCGAAGAACGAAGGAACGAAGCTGTACGACTTGTTGGTGCCCACCGCGTTCGGCGGCGGGCACCCGCAGGTCAAGGTGGTGGGCATGGATGACCCGCCCTACATCGTGCCCGCTGGTTCGGTGATCGAAGTGACGGGCGAAGTCAAAGGCATCCAGAGGCTCCTCGATCGGAAGTGCATCGCCCCGCACAAAGCGAAGGGCAAAGCCGGCGACGACGCGCAAGAAGACGTCCAGCCTGGGTATTCGAATCCGATCCAGATGGGCGACGCGGAAGAGAAGCCGGCGCGGAAGATCACGAAGCCATCCCCGCAGGCCACTCCGATCGCGATCAAGTAGCCGGGTGGTGATGCCCAAGAAAGGTACAACGCAATGAAGAGACTCCCGGTCTTTCTCCTGATCCTCGCAATCTTTGCGATCGGCGGCGTGGCCACGGACGTGGTCGCGAAGATGCGCATCAAGCAATATCGGCTGGCTGCGTCATCCACGAGCACGGTCACGCTTTCCTTCCTCACCACCTATGGTTTCCAGCCGACGGAGATAGTCGCCTGGTCGCCCGATGGAGACTTCACGCTGAAGATCCACGGCGTCGGTGGGCGAGCTGGAATGTGGGCCGTCGTTCGCGCTGGCGGCATGCCATTCGTCATCAGCAAGAACAAGGACTTCCCGATCGATACGGTACTTGTTGTGCCGAGCGCGGCGTCGGGCAATCTCGACATTAACGCCTATGGTGCGGAGTAGCGGCGTGAAGCGCGTCGCAAGCATCATCCTTGCAGCACTGCTCGCGTTCTCGACGGCGGCCAACGCCACGGTGCGCAATATCTTCGCTGGCGCCGACAAGCTGCAGGCGAAGGTCAACGCTGCAAATGCCACCGGCGATACGATCATCTGCCGGACGGGCACCTACACGTTTACCAGCTTCGCTGCGCTCATGTTGAGCGGTGCGGGTCCGACGAATCCAATCTTATCGCTGACGATTCGCGGTGCTGGTTGTGACTCGACCACATTCGACGTATCGGCCAGCGGCGGCAACGACTTCATCTATGGCGGAGATGCGCAGCGGGTGACGTGGGCGAACATCACGTTTACGGGTACGCCGCAGAATGATTTCCTGCGCGACGCCGCGAACTCGGTCTATAAGAACTGGACGTTCCAGAATTGCCGCTTCGCGAACACGACGAAGATGCCCATCAAGTTGACGACGGGCAACTGGCCTGGCACCGGAACGGGCATGTCGTTCATCTCATGCGCGACAACCTCGACCTTCAATGCTCAGAGCTTCATCCATATCGAGGGCAACGGGACCACGTTCTACGACCTGCTGATTGATGGGCTGAATCTGTCCCAGCATGCGGGCAACATCGCGCTCGCTGGCGTCGCGGCCACTACGGCAATGGTGGATGGAATCTTCCTTCAAAACGTGAGCGACTTCCGTATCCGCCGCTGCAATATCGGGAAATGCAGCAACAACGAGATCAAGATTGATGTCACGAACGACAGCACGAAGACGATTCAGCAGGGCTATATCTCCGAGAACTTTTTGCACAACGGCGATGCGCCGGCCATTCACGTCGGCAGCACGACAGACGGCCAGCGCGGGAAGACGCGCCGCATCTACATCGAGAACAACCGCATTCAGGACATGCACAACGGCTATGGCGCCGAGTTCGAGAACGGGCCGGCGGATTGCGGCATGACTGGAAACTATATCGGCCGCGTGCAGCGCTATGGCGCCACGCTTGCCGAGGACACGCAGAACATCGTCGTCGATGGGAACTTCATCGAGAACGTGTACGATACGAGCCTGACTGTGCCCGGTGCAGTGTACTCGGCGGCCATCGCGTCTAGCGGCATCATCACCTCCATCGGGCGTCGCCATAAGATCACAAACAATCTCGTGCGCAACTGCGTCCGGGGAATCACGTTTCAGTATCAGTCGGGCTTTTTCCTTTCGCATGCCGCCGCCAAAACGATCACCGGCGTCACGAATCCGGCGCCGCCCAGCGTGATGGTCGTCACATCGAACTCGCACGGATATAGCAACGGCGACAAGATTCGAATCCTCGGCGTAGCCGGGCAGACCGCCGCCAACGGCGAGTGGATCATCGGAAACGTCGCGGCGAACACGTTCGAGCTGACGACGAATACCTATACAAATTCACCCGGATATGGCAGCGGCGCGTACACGTCAGGCGGATCGGCCTACAAGGAAACCGACAACGCCAAGATGGAGCGCACCGTTTTCCGCGACAACCAGATGTACAACCTGAGTTACGCCTACCGTGTGAACGCGCTCGCAATGCCGACCGATTATGCCTGTCACATGCTGGGCACCAACACGATCGCGACGCCCGCGACGGCCTGGGCCGACGTGGATGGCTCGACGCTCACGCAGGCTCAGTTTGAGGCGCAGTTCCCCGCGTCATTCCGCAAGCCGGATGTGAACGGCACGCGGCCCGTCAACTGGCGGCTCACGAACGGAAGTGTTGGCGCGCTCGGGCAGTGGTTTGGCGCGGGCGGCGTCTTCCTCATCAACACCGGAGATTGACCCATGCTCTCCGGCACCTACAGCGAACTCGTGCGCGCAACGACCGAGGCGGAGAGCCTCGAGCGCGCGGCGAATAACGAGATCGTCGCATACCTGGTCGACAACGACGCGATCGCGGTAAGAGCCGCCTATCCCACTCGGAAGCTCTTCACCTACGGATTGCAGCGACTCCTGCCCGCTTCGGTCGCGGCCATGTGGGACACGTTCGCGGGAGCCGGTGCCGAGGCCGGCTACATCCATCACTCCGGCATTCGTCGACAGATCGCGAACGGCTGGTACGTGATGAACATGGGGCATGGCCCCTATGTCAACTGGCAGGTCCAGAACACGATCAAGGGATTGCAGGGCACTTTCTACGGGCTTCCCGGCCAGCATCCTGGGCTCGTGATGGATGGAGTGCTGATCGACCTCACGCTCTGGTATCCGGCCTTCGACCACCAGATCGGGCTCGATCTCGCGCACTCGCCCTACGAGGAAATCCTGATCAGCGACGAATATAATGGCACCGGTGACGCCTATCAGACCGCGTGCCGAAACGCGTTCATTCTGACGCAGCAAGTGATCGCCGCGATCTACCCGGCGGTGTTCGTCTACCCCAACTTCGGGGACCTTGCATTCTGCGGAGCGACGGACGCCAACACGCTCGCGATCATCGCAGCATGCTCCCTGATCGAGGCTCAGCAGGCGCTCACGTACACCAATGGCGAGCCGAACCTGAACGCGCCCGCGTGCGTGAATCGGTGGGCGATCCTCGCCGCCATGACGGGGAAATCAGTCCTTGCGCATGGGCTCCTGATCTCACCACAGCTCCAGGCCGACAAGGACCGCGCGAAGATCGGCGTCTGCGCCTGGTTCATGATGGCCGCGCGAACTGGCCTCTATGCGCGTTTCGCCACCGGCGTTGATCTTCCCGCCGACATCTCGACGTGGGAGCAGCCGGACCTCTTGCATCTGGCGAGTGCCATGCTCGGACAGGCTATTGCGCCCTACGAAGTCGTCTCGGGCTCGTGGACGAAGGGAACCGTTTACAAGCGCCAGTTCCTGACCGGAGACGCCTACCTGTTCATTCGGAACGCCGGCGCGGTTGGATCCGAGACGGCGATCATCAATGTGCAGCCGCAGCAGGCGCTCTCCGCATCGGGGGTAGTTGGCTTACAGACCACGACTCTCTCGCTCACCCTGGGCGAGGGTGCGTTGATGCTCGATGCAGCGATCAATCCCAACACGGTAGGAAACGCACAGCCGGATGGCGTGCCGGGGAAGGCGCAGGGCACAACCGGTGGCACCGCGCAGCGCAACAAGACGGTCGGTCACGCGGTTTCCGGTATCACGGCCGGCGCGGCCCAGCCGTCGAAGGTGAAGTGACGTGCTCGCGACCACGTTCTACATCGCGCAGGGGAAGCTCAGGCCGATGCTGGTCTCGGAGATTCTGATCGGTGGAATCTCGCCCAAAGACGGCGCGGGGCTTCTCAACTGCAAGTTCTTCATGGCGCCGCTCAATGAGGATGGAACGCAGGGGACTATCAAGATCAATGGCGCGGCCGGAGCGATCATCGCGCTGACGCCGCTGCTGATTCTCTCCTATGCGTGGGCGGGCAACGATACCGACCGAGCAGGATTCGCGGCCGGTCAGATCGCGCGGTATGCGAGCTGGTGGGACGGCTTCTATGGCGCCGGCAACACGATCGCCGAACAGTTCCAGGGGCCAGAAATCGTCGTCTATGAAAACGGCACGAGGCTGGTGCGCTAGATGTCGACCTACACCGATGTCTCGACATTCGAACGCGACGTGGCGCCGGCGGGAGCGGGCGATCAGTATGCGCGACTGCTCGCGCGCGGCGCGCGCATGGCCTACAACTACATCAACGCGCGGCTGAACGGCATCTACACCGTTCCGTTCTCCACCACCTACCCGCCGCTGATCGTGGACATCTCAGACCTCCTGACGCGCTGCATCGCGCGAAAGCTGCAGGCGGGGAACGCACCCATCATCCCGAAGAAGGTCAAGCGCGACGGAGCGCAGGACGAATGCTCGACGGCCGTCTTGATGCTCGACGACCTCGTATCAATGGCCGCGACGCTGCCGGGTGTCCCGGTTCTATCGGGGGCAGCTGGCTACCACACGCGAGCCGGGTTCAATCCCGTCTTCGACATGGATGACTCCATCAACCAACAGCCTGACCCGGATCTGATCGACCAGGTTGAAGGGGAGCGACTGACGTGACGCTAGAATACCGTCTCAGCTCCAGCCAGATCTCACCGTTCCTGAAGGGCGTGATCGACTCGATGGGCCTCGGGCCGAACGAGCTGCACCCGCCGATGGAGCAGTGGGGGCGGTATTACCTGGGCGAGATGCCCGGCATGTTCCGGAGGAGCGGCCGCGGCGATGTGCACTGGCCGAGGTTGGCGGCGTCGACGCGCGCGAGCTACCGCGCCAAGGGGATTCAGGGTGCGCTTCCGCTCTTCAGGACAGGCGAGATTCTGCATTCGATCAAGGCGGGCGCCGTTTCCGGCTTCGGCACATCAGAACTCCGCGTCTCGAGCGATGACTGGCTGGCGAAACTCCATCACCACGGGGCTTTGATTCCCGCGCACACGATCGTCCCGAAGAACGCGAAGGCGCTTCGGTTCCGTTCCGGCGGCGCATGGGTGTTCGCGAAGAAGGTCAACATCCCGTTCACCGAGATCCCGGAGCGCCCGATTCTGTTCATCACCGCGCAGGATCAGGCGAAGGCCGAGACGATTCTCCGGACCTATCTCCTCAAGAAGATGACGAACTGGCGGCCGAACCCGACTGTCTCGGCGGAGGCGTTCGCATGAGCGACAAATATTCGCTCTCAGGCGCGGCGCTCCTTACGGCCATGAAGCAGAAGGCCATCGAGGACGAGACGAGCATCCCGTACCTGACGGATGTGCGCATCTGGGGCGGCCCATTCTTCTTCGAGCCGTGGAGCGATTACACGCTCTATCTGACGCTCCTCGGTTCGCCGGAGACGGCGCTGACGGACCAGGGCGACGTCTACGCGACGCACATTGTCGCAATGACGGCGACGATCCGGCTCACTACGCCTGGCGATGAAGGTCACATTGTCGGGCGAACCGGATCGAGCAAAGGCATCACGGAGTTTGTGGACGATACGCTTGCGTTCTTCTCCGGGAATCTGTTGGGACTGTCATCGGACGACGGCATAGAGGTCGGATTTCCTCCGGTCTGCGAGGCGCCGGCTGATGCGTATCGGCCCGATCCTGTAGACGACGAGACCTGGTTACTTACGGCGCGCATGATTTACCGCGCGCGAACCCGGCCGTTCAGACGAGCGGCGTAGCAGAAAGGAATCATCATGTCTGTTCAGCCCGGAAATTACGTGGTCGGAAACATCAGCGTCAGCATGGGGACGAGCATCCCGAACGATGTTGGCGCCACGCAGGACGGCGTCAAGATGACGCCCGCGAATACTACCTTCAGCCCGAACATCGACCAGGAGCTCTACAAGTCGCGCTTCTGGACGACGGAGAAGACCTTCAAGATCGTCTTCACGATGTGCGAGCCGACGATGAACAACATCAAGACGGCGTGGGATGTCGTGAACGCGACGACCGGCACCGCGCCGGCGGACACGGTCTTGAACTTCGGCACCGCGACGCTTCCGGAGTTCGTGCCGCGGCCGTTCCTCGGGGCGTTCACGTCCTACGCGCCGGGCGGTTCGGCGGGGAACCTGTTCACGCGGACGGTGGCGTTCACGAAGCTCCTGCTCGACACGCCGGGCGAGCTCTCATTCACGAAGTCGGACATCGCGAAGCTCCCGCAGACGTGGAATGCCTGCTACGACGCGTCGACCTCGCGCGTGGGCACGATCACCGACAAGAACGTGTAACCGGAGACGTCGGTGTTCGGAAAAACAGAAGCCGAGGAACGGGCGCTTGTCCTGGAGCTGATGAATCTGCCACCGCATTTTCGTCTGCTCCCGGACGCGCTCGAACTCGGCTCCTGGTATACGGACATCGGATGGGCCGCGATGCTGATGTCGCGCGGGGTGTGGTATCCGCATCCCTACACGCTGGACATCGTGCAGCGGCCGGTCGAAGTCAAGCAGGCATACACGCTCAAATACATGGAGCGGCTGGTGGGAATGCTGAACGGGAAGGAAGCGATCTACATCAAGTTCGGGATCGGTGGACAGACCGGGCTCGACATTCGCGGGAAGCTCGACGACTTCCTGCTCTCGCGCTTCTATCCCCGGATGGACGACTACCACAAGGCGCTTGAGTTGTTGATCGGCCACTACATTGAGGCGAAGGAAATGGGCCTCAGGCATTTCAGAGACGCGAAGCATATCGACGCCGCAGGGCAGCAAACGATCAGCCCGCAGGAGGCGGTAAACGCATGAGCACAACTTATCTCAGCAAGGCCTACCACGTTGACGTGGTGGCATGGACGCCATTCGTTCCGAAGACAGGCGTCGGCTCGAACATCGATGGCGTCATCACCGCATGTGATGCCGCGAACGTGGTCTATATCGGCGGCACTCTCTACGTGCGCGACACCGTCGTGGCACCGGATGAGTTCGTCGGGAAAGACGGCGCGGGACGGCCCACGACGAAGACGCCGACCGAGATCGATACCGAGTTCACGGAGGACTAACCAATGACGACATACAACCTCAACTCACTGACGATCACGGCCGACGCATGGACGCCCTTCAACCCGACCACGGGCGAGGGTTCGAACATCGACGCCGTGATCACGAACTGCCAGGCGGAGAACGTGATCTATGCCAACGGCAGACTTTCAATCCGCAATGACGAAGAGACGCGCATAGCGAACGAAGGCGACTTCGCTTGCTACAACGACGATCTCGCAAGTGCAAGTGTGCTGACCGCCGTCGAACTCGACGCCGCATTCGTGGAGGACTAGACCCATGTCAACCGCATATCTCAAGAACGCCGCGCCGGTCGCCATCGAGCGGTGGCTCGAAACCGGTGCGAGCCTCAAGGCCATCGAAGAACTCGTCGGGCCCGACGTGATCCGCTACGAAGCTGGAGCGCTCCAGGTCGCTGGCACCACCATTCCGCTCAACAACTATGTGATCGCCACGCGGCCGACGGACTACGTCGCTCACGTGGATGCAGACCCCGACCATGATCCGCCGATCGAGGAAGTCGACGAGGTTCTCTATGTTCGCGGCGTGTTTCAGGAGACGGTGGACGCGGCCGGCCTCGCCGCTGGTTACACGATCGACACGTAAGCCGTTCCGAGAAAGGGAAGGATCGAAATGGCACGCACGGAAAAACAGGTGCTCTTAAACGAGCCAATCACGATCACGCTGGCGCCGGTTGGCGCCCGGAAGAAGCCGATCAAGGTCGTGATGACGGCCCCATGCCAGGACGCGGAGGCGGAATATTTCGCGCTCATCTCGGTGACCATGAACGATTTCGCCAAGGGAAATCTCCCGTTCATCGTCGGGGCGCTCCAGGGGAAGAGCGTCGAGAAGATTCCCTTCAATGCACCGGACCTGCTCGGAATGTTCCGATCGGTGATCGCGAAGATTATCGCTGACGGGACATCCATCGAGGGCGTCAACCCGGCATGGGTCGGGAAGAACACGAACACGGCGCAACAGGCGCAGCTTCTCCAGGCGTTCGGCGAGCTCATTGGCTGGAAGGTATTGAAGGCAACTTTTTGGATGGCGATCAAGGGGTGGCAGACCTTGACGCCGAAGAGCGAGAGCGACGCGGGGCCGTCGTGGTCGCGCAATGCCTCCTCGAAATCTCCGGCGCGTTCCCCGAGCTAACGCCGGAGGTTCTGTGGCGTGGGCGCACGCGGGGGCAAATGATGCTCTACCTGCGGGCCGCGCGGCGCCGGGAGGATCGACAGCTGGGCCGGCTCGCAGTGGTCACGCATGGAGCGGTTGCCGAGGCCATCGCAAACACGTTCGGGGGCAAGGCAACACCCGAGTTCAGCGGGATGGTTGAGCGGCTGATCGGCGCGGAGATAAGTGGGCAGCAGAGCGGTGTGCCGAATGCGGCGACGCTCAACCGGATGACACCTTCGGCGGATGGGCCCGCGCCGTTCGCTGACAATGCGGGTTCGCTCGACGGGTTCAAGACGTTCTGACGGAAGGAAGTCATGGCGAAGGTTACCGACGAGCTGCTGGTCAAACTCGGGGTCGATCCAACGAAGTGGAAGACCGGCCTCGCCGAGGCCGCGACCGCCAGCAATTCCTTCGTCTCGGGCCTGAAGCAGCACCAGGCGGCACTCGCGGGCCTGTCCGTCACATCCGGCCTCACGCTCGCCTCCCAGATCGCATTCATCAAGGACGTGACCGAGTCCTATGCAAAACAGGAAGGCGCGGTCAGTAAGCTTCAATCCAACCTGAAAGCGGACCAGCGCACCCGCGAGGATTCCGTCAAGGTATTGGTCGACCAGGCCGATGCACTCCAGAAGATCACGCCGTTCGCCGATGAGCAGATCATCTCGATGCAGGGCACCGCGGCGGCGTTCAAGCTCACCGATGAACAGATTGCCAAGCTCACGCCAACGCTTCTCGACGTGGCGAGCGGGTTCCGCGATGTGGAAGGGAACTCGCTCGACCTGGAGAGCGTGACGAAAGCCGTCGGCAAGGCGATTGACGGGAGCTCCGTCGGCCTTCGCAAGATGGGCATCGATGTCAAGCTGACGGGCGACAAGTCGAAGGACTTCACCATCGTGCTCGATGCATTGAAGTCGCGCTTCGAGGGCGCGGCGGAAGCGGCGGGTACGACCTTCGCCGGCAAGATGAAGATCGCCGAGAACCAGATCGACCAGGTCAAGGAGTCGATCGGTTCCGCTCTGGCGCCGGTGCTCCTCGATCTCGCCAATAAAGTCGTGCCCGTCATCACGAGGTTCGGCGAATGGGCCGAAGCTCACAAGGACGTGGTGCTCTCGATCATCGGCGGCGGATTGGCGGGCGGTGGGCTTCTCGCGGCAGTCTCCGCGCTCGGTGTTCTCCTCGCCACGTTTGGCACTGCGGCGGGACCGATTGCACTGGCGGTCCTCGGTATCTCCTCGCTTGTCGGCTGGTTCATCAAGCTCAAGTTCCAGCTCGACGGACTCACCAAGGTGCCGGATTCCATCGGCGGTATTGACGCTGCCATCGAGGCTCAGAAGAAGCGCATCGAAGACCTGAGCGCGATGGTCAAGAAGCTCGACTCACAGAGCGTTGGCGGGCCGCAGCTCGCCGTCTATGCCGATCAGTTGGATCAGGCCGTGCGCCATATGAAGGAGCTGCAGGATGCGCGCGCGAAGCTCGTCAAGCAGTCGGAGCCCATCGGCCAGCAGCGCGACGAACTGAACGCGCAGCTCGAGGCTGACCGCGCGACGGTTGCCAAGCTGACCGATGAGATCGCCGGCATCACCAGCGGTAAGCAGGGGCTCAAGTCGGTGGCGCAACTCGACGCGCTCAACAAGGAATTGAACGATACGCGCGCGCACGTTGCCGACCTTCAGGCGCAACTGCTGAAGCTGCAGGACACGAAGCCGCCGGAGCTTGTCGGCCCCGTCCAGCCCACCGCGCCCGCCGCCGACATCAAGAGCAGCATCGAGTATCAGGTTGCCTTCGACAAGAAAGCCACGCAGGAATGGCTGGATGCGAAGCTCGCGCTGATCGAGAAAGAGAAGCAGGCGGAACTCGCGAAGGCCGACAAGTCGGGGAAGGACGAGACGGCCATCGAGGTCAAATACCTCGACCTCCAGAAGCAGGCCCACAAGGATTACGAGGACGCGGTGCTCAAGCTCCGCGCCGAACGTCTCGCGGCGCAGCAGACCGACAGCAAGAATGCAGCGCGCGGCATCGGGCCTCTCACGGATGTTCAG